CTTCAGCAAGGATAAGGTGAGTGATTTTCCCTCTACTCTCTATAGGAAGCGTAGTTGTACGTGGCTGACACGCGGGCGATACGTAGGTATCGACGGTGGGCGCGAGGCAGGGGCGTCCCACAACCATAGTTGATAACGAACTGTGGCGCACATGAAAATCCGTAGAGGTTACATGTCCATAGCAATGGGAACGATACATCGCGCCTATCGTTCTGAGTTCTCATATAACTACTCCATATTCTAGTAAGCTAGTTGTCGTTTGTTTGTGATTTCTTCATTTAGCGTGCTATTGCGTTTAAGCCATATGTGTGTATGCGCTGTAGTACAAAATCCGTCCATGATTCAATGTGGAACAAAGGTGTAAAATGGAGTTGTGATTCTATTCTGTGTGGTGGTGACCATGCAGTTATGCAGCAACTCATCACGGTGTCAGAATTAGTAAAAGAGCTCTCTAACTCAGGAAGCTTACCAAGCACCATCTGAACCGTAGGCGACCAATCAGCCTGAATGTCACCATGCAGTGGTTACGAAAATCGCAGACATGCGTAATCGTCAAAGGTTTTAATTGAGTTCCTAACAAACAAAACAAAACTAAGCCAGCAGGCTTAATGAAGCGAGCTGCAGCGCTTGCTAGAAAGACCCGCGAGATGGGTAAGAATCTCTCAAAACGCAAGGGTATGCGCAGGATGGTGGATAGGCTTCTCACTGACCCCACCATAATGGCCACTATTCCCGCAGGGGGCGCCATAGCCGCCGGGTACGCCGTCGCGAAACGTGTCTCCAAGGTTGGTGTGTCGCCATGCCTTAAGAAATGGTTTGACTGTTTAACCGACCCTTTCTCCCAAAACGCGCAAGGGGCATGCATTCCGTCAGGAGCGAATATCGACTCCTCCCGCTACTTTGGATATGTACGCGGAGATATCGTGATTGGTACAAACGGGTACGGTTGCATGGTGTTATGTCCCACCCCATACAACGATTTGTGTTGTGGCTTCGCCTCCACCTCCGCTTATAATGGAAATAGCACCACTATTTTGACCGCCAACAACGTAGTGGCCGTCAATCAATTTACGTCGTTATCGATGCCCAACAATCGATTTTCATCTGGGCAAGTATTCCCGAATCAGCAACAGAACGAAGCTGTCCAAGCCAGGCTAGTTGGCGGAGGGCTACGACTGTATTACACCGGATCTGAACTCTCAAAGGGAGGTCTAGTGTCTATTTACACCAGTCCCGTACACCACAACGTTAGTGCTCAGGTTAGTGGTGCCCCGAACACTGCTAGCTCGTTGGGAGCCCTCCAAGAAACCGCGATTTATCCTGTCTCTAGGGAACCTTACGAATACCCACTAACTCCAGTTCTTCAAAACGAACTCGTGTATCCCGAGTTGTATCCCAACGGAGTCAACGTCGCGACAGCCGCAACACTGTACTGCTACCCGTGGTCAAACGGCTCTGAGATCTTTAACAACGGTTTCACAACCACGTCGACCGTGGGCAACACTAGTGTTGTCATGGGTAGTCCGAGCACTGTCGTACTCATCTCCGGCACTGCCGGGCAAACAGTGCACTTTGAATTTGCTCTGCACTCCGAAGCTGTGGGAGATCTCACAGAGGGTCAAAGACTTCCTGCTGATTCCGACCCGATGGGTGTCGACGCACTCATGGCTGGACTTTCTCGGATGCAAATCGAGAGGAACAGCAAACCTCACTTATCCGCCGCAGCAGTGTTAAAAGCCCAGTACACCAAGGTTGTTAGCGCGCGTGATACCAAAATTGAGTTATAGAGGAGGACAATTACTCATATTGGATCCACGAGCTGGAGCGAGAAGCGCTGGGCTGCTTATTTCTTGTTTTATCTGGCTATATCGTGTATCTTTTAACCGCCCTTTAATATAATTTATTAGGCATGAATCGAGACATGCCAATCATCCACAATATCATACACACATTTCTGTGTATCTGTAAGTATTACATTTTGACTAGAATCGAGACTAGTTATATATAAATTCCACCAATTTTAAGTTTCTTTAATGGCGGTCTTAAGCACACCGACGGTGTGTCTAGCAGAAACACAGCATCCCACTCGCGAATTAAATCGGATGCGGTGTATACGTTTAAGGGTATTACTAGGGCACTAGTACCTTATGCGTCGAAACCACAATATACTCGATCCCGGGATTAACTATCCGGAACCCTGCCCCGTACATCTCACAAGGTGTGACGGTCGAGCTACTGTTTGCCAGAGTTGTTTATCAAACTGGATTAAATAGGTGCAGAACCTGAGGAGGTGAAAGACCATCCCGCCCTCGCCATGCGAGCCACTAATAACAGTCGCCCAGCTGAAGATAGGCCAAACAGAGAGCCCCCCACAAGGGACCGCTGCTCTGAGAACCGCCCAGGAGGTAAACGCGCTGTCGTCGAAGAGAACAAAAGACGACAAAAGACCGCCTATAAGAATCAACACTTTACGAAAGCTGGTGATTCGCACAAACCCAGACAGGGCAACCGTCCCACTGGTCCTCGAGAAGAGAATCGAGAGGCACCCGCCGAGGGTGCTCCGGTCGAAGAAGAAGGTGGTCTTGCACCGATCGAAGTAGTTGAGCCCGAAGCTCCTCCGATCCTGCTCGACATCGTTCCTGTCCGCGTCCCAAGTCAACGGCAGACCCCCAACCGGGCTGCCCACTCCTTGTTCATGCGTACAACATTCTTTTTCGCTCTGCATGCATTAATGTGTCTAGCCGAGTATATTTTTGATTCAACTGAGATCTCTTTACCCAACTCCCCAATTATGCTTTGGTTTGCATATTTTGGAGCTTTGCGGCACCTGACTCAGTATGACTCGATTATATTCCTGCTATGGTTACCATTATGCAATGAGTATCGTAACTTTAGAAGTTGCGTTATTCGCAGAGATTTCACCGGTTTAGATGTCGCTTTTGATTGCGACACAATCGGTTCCTTAGTGGGTGTGTCTGCTATATACTATATGGCCCCAGGCTTGACTAGATTTAAGTGCATGTGCACTTTGTTTGTCGCCTGCGCCTATACGTTGTACGATGCATTCTACTATTCTAGTCTAGCCGAGTCCTCTGTTCTACACCGCGAGACCCAGTCGACCATATACGACCGTTATGATATTTCGTCATGGTCGTATTTGGGAGGGTCTACGAGTTATTACAACGGATTCATATCCATGCAACTCAATATTATTTTAATTAATGAGTTTGCCACTAGCAGCGCCCGTGTTAAGGGTACATCAGATCGCATGCTATATGCTGCCATAGAGCATGCCAAGAAATTCCATCACGATGATGGTCGTGTCAAATACCAGATAGTTGTTGACACGGTGAAATATGCGACGCAAGAACTTATTGCGACGCAACTCAGCATGACAACGGATGGAGGACTAGCGGCTAGGCCGCTGGTACTTCCAATCCGTTGATTCATGTTGTCGACGAGAGTTTCGGGGGTATATTATATCGGAATATATAAACTCACACCGTCGTTCACATACACCCCAAAGCCGTGTGAAGAGTCAGTTCTTACTCTATCATGTCGGCGGCGACTCCTCAAGTCTGGAGTCGTGCATCCTGATTTTACACCAAAATTCAGCATGCCAAAACACCAATACGATCAGAGTTATTTATCGTATTTTGGTCCCGGGTTCGCCTTGCCTTATAATTATCCTGGCGCCGGACCCGATGAATGTCGCACTGCTATCAGCAGAATGATAGCTTTGCGCGAGCCCACTAAACCTTGGGTAAATGACAGGTTAATACGCAACCAGAATAGGTTTCGTCGTCGCTATCGCGTCGTTATGCATAAGTACAAGGCATGGTTCGAATCTAACATACAAAGAGATTCGTACGCTGAAGCATACGAAGACTGGCTTTTTAAGCCATGCGCGAAGAGACGAATGCGGTTGGAACGCGAAGATTCCAACCGTATCGTAGGTCATGACATGGAAGATGACCGTAAGAATGTCCAATTCAAACCCAAGATGGGTGAGCTGCTCCCTGATGGTAAGAAAAGGGGAGTTGGAGATTTAGGTGAGACGAGGACTAGCGCCACTGCTTGGTGCTTTGACTCGGTTAAAGCAGCCATGGAAGGAACAGAGAATTTCAAGAACGGTAACTACGAATATGAATTCGTCAAGTCACCTGACAAAGCTAAGTTAGCTGAGGTCTTCAAGAAACTGATCCAACCAAAATCCGGTAGAGCGTACTATGTATACTTTTCCGATGATTGCTGTGTAGCAGCGTACTGCTCTGATGGAGTCGTTTTCTTTAACGGCGATATCAAGCAGTGCGATGGATCGCACTACACAGCGATGTTGCAGATGGTCGAAGACTTTCTTGCATCCACGAACGGGGTTGAAAATGTACACTCCGCTGCGATTAGGCGCGCTTATGCGTATCTCAAAAGAGATCTAACCTTTAAGAATCCTGCTAAACGCTCGAAACAAAAGGTTAAATACTCTTTCACGACATCTAGAATGTACTCGGGTTTCGCCGGTACTACCGTCACCAACAATTTTGCCAACATGATGATTGGTATTTGTTTGGAGTCGATAGCCCCGGAACCGGGTAAGATGACAAAAGCCGAGTTCGTGCTCGCATACACCAGAGCTGCTGCGCTTGCAGGATATCTAGTCAAAGCACAATTGTGTGAGCGACTAGAAGACCTGCAGTTTTTGAAGCACAGCCCGGCCATCGTGGACGGACATATTGTTCCGTACATGGGGCTCGGTGTGGAGATGCGTGGGTACGCTACCTTCAAAGGGGACCTTCCTGGTAGAGGTTCCTACATCAAGCGTGTGGAGACATTCTTGAGCGACGTTGCAATCAGTCGTAGAAATTGGGGATTGCATGCCTTGCGGGAGGCTATGGACACTCGGATCATTGACAAGAATGATCGAGTGCTAATGACGGGTGCTGTGTATGCCAGCACCTTGACGGATATGGAATCCAAGTCAATCGGAGTTTCCGGTGTCTATATACCAACTTCCGCCCTGTTGGTCCGTTACCAGATGACGGAGGCAGACTTTGTTGATCTATGTGATCAGATTCGCACCGCGCAGATAGGAGATATTGTTTACTCCGACGCTGCCATTGCGCTCTATCAGAAAGATTACGGATAGTCGACTAACTACATACTCGCGAGGGGAAAATATATCG